TGTGGTAGGGAATGATGTAGTTGCTGGTTTATGTTTAGGATTTTCTAAATCAAATATTTGTTTTACTGATTTAAATATATTAAGATTTTCTTCTTGGGATCTAACAGATTCATGAATTTCCCATCCTTTACCTTTTAGTTTTTTACCCGATTTGTCTTGTCCTCTTGATTTAGATTTTAACCACATAACACCTATTCTTTCGGCCGTTTTACCAAAACATTCTTCATACATTTTAGTATAAATAGCAGACTGTAAATCATAGGTTGTCTGTAAATGGTTTGAAGTTTTAAAATCAATAATCCAAAGAACGTCATCTATCTCACAAATTAAATCGCAAGTACCTGCTACTTTTAATTCATCACTAAATAAATGCACTTCAGTTTCAATTAAGGTGGGTTTATAAGTTTCCCAAAAGTCTACAAATTTTAAAAACATTTGCCAAACATGAGGATCCATTTTAGGGTAACCATGTTCATTTAGATAATTTAATTCTTTACCTTTAAAGTATTTTTCAATCATAAGGTGAACAGTATTGCCCTCTTCAATTGCTTTTTTAACTATCCAATCTGCACTATATCCGACTTTTTTAAGCCAGTCTTCAAAATGTTTACCTTTAGGATAACTCTGTAAAACGTAAGTTACAGAGGGATAATATTCACCATTTCTTCTATAATATCTAGAATCCGGTAAAGTTATTTGTTTGTGGTCATCTGATAATTCAATTATCCTGTCATATGTTTTTTTAATCATACTGCTAGTTTCTTTTCCATTAAATTAGAATAGGTTAATGGTTGTGTTTTTTGTATAAGTTTAGTAAAATTACTAAATCCCATTTCACTGGGATCCTTATCTTGTAAATCAACAAGATAGACTTCTTTACCTTCTGCCATTAACATTTCGCAGAATTTTAAAGCTTGTTTAATTGCATCCCTATCTAATGCAATATAAATTTTATTAACTAATGAAGTAACTAATTTCTTCATTAAATTATTTTGAATGTTTTTTCCTAATAATGGTATTGCATTTCGTTTTATAGCAATAGCATCAAATAAACCTTCACATAAAATTACTGGTACCTTCCAATTAATTAAATGCTCATTTGGAATTATATTTCTTGATACTGATGGGTTTCTATACTTTACGTAAGGTTCTTTTTCAAATGAACGAGCTGTAAAATAATTTAATTGGCCATCATCGTTATATGTTGGTATGATAATCATATTATTATATAATCCACTTTTACAATACCCTATGTTATACTTTATTATATCGTATTTACTTATATTTCTTCTCTTTAAGTATGCTAACGCGTGTTTAGCAGTAATATCGCTGTTATTAACAGTAGAGAGGCCAATAAATTCAGAAGGTAATGTAATACTACTATCTGATTTGTTAATTTTATATGATTTTGATGATTTAACTAAAGATTGAACCTCAGATATTTTATCTGATGGGGCTTTAATTTTTTTAAATAATTGATACACAGAAGTACCTCTTACATCGCAAGTCCAACAGTGCCAGGGGTTTTTACCTTCTTTATTCTCCGTTAAATTAACCTCTAATTTAGGTTTATGGTGGTTACAAAATGGACAGTGGTATGCATAGTTATTTCGGGCAGTAGCTTTGCCCGAACCCAATACAGAGTTTACTAATGTAACCAGTAATTGATTTACCATATTAGATACAATATACAATATTATTCTATGGTTTCCACGAGATCTTCAAATTCCGTATCTTTTAGATCCCTAGTAAAAAACTTTCCTAAAATATTATCATTGAAAAACTCTAAAGGTTTTTCTAATACCTGATAAAGCATTTGATATTTTACTTCAAAATAAGTAAGTGTTTTTTTATCATGGCATATTTTTAATATTAGCCTTTCAAATTCATCTTTTTTACCTTCAAGTAATAATTGTTTTATATCTTTTTGTGATCCGTAGTAATTTAACCAATCAGATTCTTTTACTACTAATTTATATGCGGGACGACGGCCAACTACACCTTGTAGTTTTTCTAATTCTCGTTTTCCAATTTTTTGTTTTTTATTGTGGAATAATACTTTTTTTCCTATGTAAGACTTCCCAGAAGGTTTATGTGTAACTATATAAACGAAACCAAATGTATTTTCTGGAAATTGAGTGACGTCCCCTATTTTGTGTGTTTTATAGGTCCAACTCATAATTTATTGTTTTATATAAATATAAATAAAACCTTTTAGATAGACAAGCAATTATCTATCAATGTTTACTAAAATTGTAGTATCTGTTGTTAATGATGATTGTAAAGGTTTAGCTAATTTACCAACAGCTAATAGGTTAAATGAATTATCATAAAGTCCAACCGTAGTAATATATGGACTAAAATATGAACTAGTAGCAAAATCTAATGGATTTCCATAAGAAGCTGTGTTAACATAATTAATATCACTACCTGAGAATTTGGTTGGTATTTGACTTCCTGTTATTATGCTTGGATTAAGTGAATAATTATATTCATCTTCAAATACTGTTACTTGATATTGAGTTTCATAAATTTGTATTGAACTTGAAAATGACATTGTAACATTAGAAGATGTAACAAATCCCAATGTATTAATTGTATCTCCATCAATTGTATCTCCAAAAATAGTAATAATACCATGATCATAGATTATATTACCATTCATGTAAACTGTAGGCTGGGTTAAATCTACAGGAATAAATTTAAGTCTTCCTTCACCATCATCTATAATTGAACCACTGTTCCCAACTTCTAAAATAAATGATTCGGGTTGAATATAATCTCCATAAAGTTTTGATGGTATTGAAACAACCCCAACTTCGGCTGATGCTGTTTCAGCACTAGCAGTTACTATAAATCTATTAGGCCATAATGTTGTTTGTGAATAATCATAGTAATTGGTTGATTGTTTATTACCAATCATTACATTTCCGCTTTCATCGGCACCCAAAACTATACTTCCAGAAGTTGATGCTCCAACAAAACCAGCACTGCCTGATATGTAGTTAGCATAGTAAAGTTGTTTAATAGAATTATAAACTAATACCTCAGGTATTTGTTGGTTTGATATATTGCCAGTTAAAGATTGAGAAACTAAAAAATTTCCTGATTTGCCTAAATATCTATCAATTCCAACATTGGTTTCAATTAAACCTGATCCTGAAAAGGTAAAACCTTTATTTACCTCCAGTGGAGATACTATTATATCTTGCGAATTTAGTTGTTTGAAAGCGCTCATTCATTTTAGAAATCTAATTTAACCCTGATAAGTGCCTCTTTTGTAAAATCTTTTTGTATTGGTTTTGATAATTTTGCTACTGCTAATAAATCATTTGAATCATTGTACATACCAACTGTAGTTGGATAAACAGTAGGATTATCAATAAAATACGTGTAAATTACCTCACCCGTTGATCCAGATATAAAACTTGGATTTTCAGAGTAGTTAAATTCACTATTTCTTGCTCTTACAAAAACAAAATCAGATGTTATTGTTTCTTGAGAATTTAATTTAAATACATTGCCACTTGCATCACCCACAGACCCAGAAATATGTAAAAATAGTTTTTCTTGGTTATTTCCAGCTGTGTTTGCAGATTGGTTAGTATTAAGATTAATTCCTCCTCCATCATCAGTTCCAGTAGAACCAGGTGATGAGTTATCATCTAAAGCAGCAGCATTTAATAATACAGTAGAAATATCTGGTAAGAATAAACCATAAGAACCACTATAAGAAAAACCATTACCACTCCAAGCAGTACCATCTGAACCACTAATTATTTGATAGGCTCTTTGAGTACCATAATAAATTGGTAAAGTTACTTCTCCTGAGTTATCAGTTAAATGAATTGAATTATATGTTGCAGTTGTGTTAGAACTTGATAATACTAAATTTAAAGAACCAGGTAATAGTGATTCTTTATATCTTGCTCTTTCAACACTTATAACATAAAAATCATTATTATTTCCACTACCAGTAGCTGATGTTCCAAATATAAAATTTGAATTTTCATCCTCTAGTACTAAAGTTCTATACTGACCATAAATTGTTGAGGTAGGTGAAACGTTAGGAACTGAAGCGTCGAAATCAACACCTCCTGCTCCTTGTTTATTACCATAAGCAATTTGATATTGTACTGCAGCTTGATCTGAAGATGAAGCTGTTTGGTAAACACTTAAATAATAGGGTCCTGATGCTCCTTCTGCTTGTGTTGAAGAAGTAAAAGCTACATTTAGTGAAGGATTATTATTACTCCAAACTGTTGAAGTTACTGAGTCGGAACTTACAACAAAATCTTGTGGGTCTAAATTTTTAAATGCCATAATCTTAAGTTGTTAATGATTGTTTAGTTATTGTTACTGGTACTGTTATTCTAGCTCCACTATCTAATCCAACTACAGTTAAAGTAGTTCTTAACTGTGAATTAGAACCAAATAATGTGTTAACTGTTGTAGCAGTTAAATTAATTTGAGTTCCAATAACTGTTTTAGAAACATTAGTTCCTATTGTTTGTGTAGATGTTTCATTAGCCGCTATAGCTGCTTCACTTTGAATACCTTGTCCTACAAATGTACTCATTAATCTTACATCTCCAATAGTCGCACTATAACCACTTGTTTCAAATATTTGTTCATTACCTAAGTAATTTAATGTTTGAGGAGTTATAGCTAATTGAGCTCCTTGTTTTAGTGTAATAGCTGCATAACCTAAATCTAGTACAGGTAATTTAGCCGTACCTCTAGGTAATG